GTGGTTGGTACAGTATCAGGGACAAGTATCACATTCGGCACTCCTGTTGTTTTTGAGAGTGCTAATTGCGCATATACCACAGCTACATTCGACTCCAACTCAAATAAAGTTGTTATTACTTACAGGGATAATGGCAACTCTAGTTACGGTACGGCCACTGTCCTTACCCCAGAACAAACCAACGCTGACACCTACATCGGTATTTCAGCGTCCTCTGCGAATGACTCGGAGACCGTACAAGTCACAACGCTAGCAGGAGTGTCTAATCAGTCAGTCCTAACGCCAAACACCTACTACTACGTGGATTTTGACGGGGACATTGAGCCGTACAATACCGGGTATAGCTTGGTCGGCAAGGCCATAGCGGTTAACAAACTACTACTAACCACGGGGGGTGCATGAGATGTTCGCCATCGTCAATAAATCGACTAACCGGGCTGCCTTTCTGTTTGACGAGCAGCCTTACTTTAAAAACGGTCTGGCTTATCCGATAAAGGCGCCTAATGTCACCCAAGACAATTTTGAAGTAGTCGAGGCTAACCAACCACCTATGACTTTTGTGGGTAACTTACTAACACTCACGGACGGAACCTGGTCTATCGCTGACGAAGTTGCCTACGCGGAGGCCACAAAACCGCCAGTACCTAAAACCATAGATAAGCGGAAAGCTAAGCAACAGCTAGTTATTGACGGTCTTTACGGGCAAGTGCAGTCAGCCATCGGCAGCATCTCTGATCCAACCGAAAGGCTAATGATGGAAATTTACTGGGAGGACTCTCAGGTGTTTGAGCGCAGTCATCCGCAGCTAATTGCAATGGCTACTGCGCTAGGTCTGACCAGCGAACAGATTGACATTATGTTTATTAACGCATCTAAACTATAACCGGAGAAACGGTATGCTTAAAATTTTAGCTTTGTCTGTGATAGTCGTCACATTGAGCGCATGCTCGACACTTGGCGATTTATTCGTATCCGGCACTAACGCGGCCTACGCTATTGACACGAACGGCGGCAGCGTCAGTACTATGATTCTTAAAGCTGATCTGACAGACACAGAGGTAGGGAAGGTGGTAGCTGCTCGTAGCACTATAAAGAGTCTCAGGGATAAGTTCTCCAGGATCAAACCAGAGAATCTTCTTCTCCTACAGACGGACTATTTCACGGCCAGAGACGCTTACCTTGATGTCTACGCAGTCGTCCTGGCGCATAAAAACGAGTACACAGTTGACGAATGGCAGGCGTTTGAGGATGCACATAAAGCTGCCATGGCACTTGACGACTCTGTATCACAGTTCATTAAAGCTAGAGACGTTAACGGCTCAGCCTACCAGTTGTCGCTCTACCTGACTACGGCGGCCAAACTGGCTCTGCTTCTTTAGGTGGCGCTATGATGACACTGATAGTTAATCGCCCGAAAATTGAGTGGGTTGGAGGGGATAAACCTTACATGCTGTTAGAGGAGTTCACATTCCGAACCCCCTACGGCGATATCACTGTCCCCGGCTTCTATAGGTTTGACGGGGCATCAGTGCCTCGCATCCCATTTGTACACGCCCGGTATGGAGGCAAAGCGTTAGAAGCCTCATGTCCGCACGACTATGGGTATGAGTTTAAAACTCACCCCAGAAAAACGCTGGATAAAATGTTTCGCTATCTGATGGACTTCTACGAGAACCCAGAAGTACCTAGCCAAAGGACTGCGATGTATGCTGTAGTAAGAGTTGCGGGCTGGACACATTGGTAGCAGGAAATGACTAAGAGGTATTTTAGTAGTAGAATTTAGAAAACCGACCAGCTGAGAGGGTGTTATGGGCCAGGATAGTGATCGACGACAAGAGGCTGTAGAGCAGGACGTTAGGGCTATTTTCAAGGCCATTAGCCAGCTAACCACCGACATGAAGTTGATGACGCAGTCGACGATTACGACTCAGCAGTCTATGGAGGAAATGAGGAAGGCAATGGACGCGCAGCACGAGATGGATAAGAGGCTGCAGGCGGTAGAAATAGCCGTTGATCACCTAGACGGACTACCTAAGGCGCTAGAGACTTTGAACTCCCGGGTAACTAGTAACGAGTCGGTGGCGACTATTATAAAATGGGTGTCAGCATCTGTAGGTCTGTCAGCAATAGGCGTAATAGTCAGTAAAGGGTTGGGCTAATGCACATAACCTACCTACCTCACTTAATAACTTTCCTAATGTGCTCAATGGTGGCTTTCTTGGCCATAACCAATATAGCAGCCTATAGGCAAGTTAAAGGAGCCAGGGTAGGCCAGCTGGTCATCTGGGTATCCTTCTTTCAGCTAGCGGTTGTGGCTCTGTTCTGCTACAACCAGTCCCTCTGGCTAATAAACAACCATGAGGAACTGGTAGGTACTGAAATATCAATCCTGTGGTTGAGCTACGACTATGGCAATACCACGTTCCATCTTCTAGTCGCAGCCACGATAAGGTCAATCAGGTAACTATCTTCGTTTGTTGCTTGCAGCCCTACGTCGGAACGCCCCCAAAATCTTGTCGTCCAGATTGTCCTCAGATTTGACTGCCGTATAGGGATCAACGGAGCTGGGGTCCTGACCTGAGAAGTAGTGACTAACATAGGCGACACTCATTTGCCGGATAGCTCTAACCTCACTAGGACTTAAACACACCCCTGTCAAATTCACGTAAGACTCTATCTCAGACCAAGGTATTGACTGAGGGCCATTAGCCCCTGGGACGAACATCCCTATCTCTTCAAATATGTCAACCAAGTGCTTAACGTCTGACACGTCCGGTAGTTCGCAATCCCCCAACTCGGAACGGGTCTTTCTTTCCTGCTTTTTACTGGAGTATTCGGGGTCAGGTACAGATGACAGCCAGCCTTTTTTGCTAGCGTAAGTGACTAGCTGCCTGGTTGCTTTGGGACCCAGTTAGACAGCTCAGACCGGAAGCTTATAAGCTGATCTGCTATCCAAGAGTTCTCATTGAGGACGTCCAATATAGAGGGAGAATCAGACGAGTCGGTTTCTATAGAGCCCTGCAGTCCAGTACAGCACCTGGCCAGATGAGAGACGAACTCTTCTTGTATGATAGGCAGCATGGCGCTCTTAATGGTCTCACTGTTGTCCTCATCCCATTTGGCCACTTCAGCTACTTCAGCCGTAGAAGAATTCTGGTCAGTTACCGGCCTTCCCATAGACTGAACCAGCTCATACTTCCTGCGCAGGATGTTAGTGTGCATCTGAGACTTAGACGAAGACCCTTTTTTACTGTTGTCGCTGTAAGTGTAGAATCCAATCTCGACCCCATCCTCATCTTTAAGAGGCTCCCCGGTAACAGGGTGTAGTATGTGGAAGAACTCAGGAGTCTGCTTGTTAGGGTTAAAGTCAGATATTTTCATTATTCATCTCTAATAATAACGCCTCGGGAAGAAGAGCCAGCAGCAGGAGACGGCTGCTTTCGGTAGCTAACCTAGCTGGCCCAAACTCGCAGATTCCGCTAAGGAGCGGCAACCTCGATAATATCGTCATCGATCTCCAAAGTTACTGCTCCGGAGGTGATAGAGTCAACGTTGCCAAGGTTGTAAGTAAAGCTCATAACCTGAGCGCTGAAGTAGAGCTTAGCGCCACCCTGCAAAGTCAGGTCGAAGTAGTGACTGTCGTCGCTATCGAGCGCTGTGTTGGCGGCGATTTGTCCTGCGTCAGTGGCGTCTCGGCCCAACTGAAGCGTAACAGCTCCGTCGTTGAAACTGCCTTTGCGCTTGACGGTTCGGCGGTCACCGATAGGGTTATGGGTAACCAAGTTATAGGTCCGACCAAATTCACCCATATCTGTAATATCAGCGATAGAGTCGAAGGTCAGAGCAGCAAAGCCTGCCTCGTCATAAGTAGCAGGGGGCGTGGCAGAAATGCCAAGGGTAGATCCTGCCGTAGTACGTACTTTAGAAGCCATGGCTTCCTCCTGTTATTCAATTTTCCGGAAATGGAACAGGCCCATAGCTGAGCCTGATTGAATTGTACTACGGAGGATAGGTTTTATCTATTATTGGACGGGTTCCCGCTACTCTCGTAGAGGGAGGCCAGGCCGGTTATGCTGCGTTTGGCATCCGCCAGCAGAGCAGCCGACAAATCAACCTCTGATGTCTCAGCCATCCCCAGCTCCAGCAGGAACATGACACATGCTGCGGCATGGCCCAGATGATGAAGGCCGGACTCTTTGTCCGTAATCTCTCCGCCACGGTAAGCGTTAACATGGCGCAGCATAGCGTCCATATACCTTTGCTGCGCATTCTCAACCCTCCGCCAGTTGTCCGGACCGTACTTCTCTGCCCCAAATGTCAGCACTTTTGCCAACTCCAACTCTGCGGCAGACGGGATAAGACTCATCATAGGCTTACCTGCGTCAAATTTCTTGCCCGCGTCAAGACACTCAGGTGCTTTCAAAGTCGTAGCAACCATCTTTACCTCCATCAAATTAATTCAACGACGTTCTCTGCAGAACGAATCTCGTCTTCTTTATGCGTGACTGTCACGACCTGCCCATTCATAGAGCTGATCACCGAAATACAGCGTGTACCGATTTTAGAACTCATGGCCGACGTTGGCTCATCGAGCATCAGGAATCCAGAACCCGGGTTGAGTACTTTGGACACGGCGATCTTAATAGCAATCCCCGCAACATCCTCCTGAGCGCCTGACAGCTCCTTGATCGCAACTTCATGACCGTCCTCAGTGCAGACGAAAGTATCTCCGTCACGGCGGAAGCTATCAATCTCTGTAGACTGCCCGGACTCAGAGGTGATCCCCTCTGTGATGGCTTTAGCCACTGAGCTGGCCTCTCTACAGATACTGCCCCAGACCTGGCCCAGATATTCTGAGCGGCGAGACTTAACGTACTTCGCAAGCTCCGCCACCGAGACTTTGCGAGATTTAAGGCCATCAATCTCCGTCTTTTCCTGCTCAACTTTATTGATCATCTCAAAGAGAGACGCCAGCTCACGCTCTGCCGACTCTACCTCAAATTTCGCACGATCTCGGCGGGCGATGAAGTCAGCGGCTTGTTTAGAGAATTCCTGATGACGACGCTGACAGTAGTCCACGTCAGGTCGGTCTCCCAAGACGGGGAGGGACTTCAGCTGCCCCTCAGCAGACTTCTTGTCGGCTAAAGCCACATCAATCTGATCGGATAGTCCTTTGATGCGGGCATCAGCCTTAGCCCGATCCTCTTCCTGCCGGCGCAGGTAAGACAGCTCCTCGGAGATCTGCTCTTTCTCTGCGTACAGAGGGGCGGTGTCGATCCGTTCCGGAATATCAGACAGGTCGGAGTTAGCAAGGTCTTCTAGCACTGCCTCCAGGCCCTGAAGTTCTGCCTTGGCCTGCTCTTTGGCGTGTTGACGGGCCTCAGAGGAAGATAACTCTCCTTCCACAGATGTAAGGGCGCTTCTAGCCTCGACAACAACCTGATTCAGGCGCTGGGACTCATCGTCAGCATGAGATATTTTTTCTTGCTCCAACTCCAGCTTGAGCTTAGCTGCAGCTATCTCCCCCTCCACCTTCTCAACATACTCCGGAGTCACCTCTGGCATACTCTGGTGGCAGGTAGGGCAAGTCGTGCTATGCAGTTGGTTCTCTAAGGCGGCCAGATCTTTTTTGAGGCCCTTAACCTGTCGGGCAGCTACATCTCGGTCATCCTGAACCTTCGCCCAGCTATCCTGAGCTGCTTTAAGCTCAGCCCGGGCACTCTCTACTGCCTGACGAAGATCATCAATAGGCTCATCATCTGCTTCTGACTGCTTGCGATAGGCATCTATCTTACCTTCAACCTCAGCTTTCCGGCGCTCGAAAACTTTAAGCTCGGCCTCTGCGGCTTTAATTTGCCTCTCTACCTCAGCTGCGTGTCGGATCTTAGCGCTAACCTCATCAACCCTCTGACCTAAAGTGTCCAACAGGGACAGATTTACCGGGTCAGGCATAACTACCTGAGATCGTTGAGACATAAGAAGGTCGACTTTATAGCTGGCAGACTCTACCGCCTGAGCGGCTGACTCCCGAGCCTGTTTAAGGGCTACCCACTGGGCGTCCTGATCACGGGCCACTTTCTCGTCATGGGCGGCTTGGTCCCTCTGCTCCAGAAGATGGGCATGGACGTCTACGTCCTCCAAATCACGGAGCTTAGACTGCAGCAGCAGTGACATCGATTTATGCTTTTCTTTCAGTCCACTCAAGTCATGCTCAACAACAGAGTGTCGATGATTGACGATGGCGTCGATACGATTGAACTCAGCCTTGCACCAGTCCTCCACACGGATCAGCACGTCAGCACCCGTCTGCTTCTCAACTTGCCTTTGCAGACGAATGCCGCCGGAACGCGCGATAGAGAACGCCTCTTTCTGCTCAACAAGGTGCAGGAATTTGAAGGACTCCGCAGAGCCAAGCAAGGCGGCTACCGCAGCTGTAACGTCAGAACGACCTTTAGCTATGACCTCAGGAGATTTAAAATCGGAGGTTTCGCTGCTGACGAGTTCCGCTGTAGACGCAGAGCACGACACTTTATAAAAGAGTTTGCCTGCCTGGAATGTCGCTGCCACCTTCCAAGCGCCGGTAGTGTCTCGGGTCTTGAGCGCGGCTGCTGCTCCGCGAACTTGAGAGGTCCCGTACAAAGCGGTAAGGAAGGCCTCAATCAGGGTAGTCTTGCCGAACCCGTTAGGGCCTGTAATCGCGTTTAGGCCAGACGTCAGGTTAATTGTTCGAGTGCCTAAGCGTTTGAAATTCGTGGTGGACAGTTCAATGAGTTTCATGGTGGTTCCTTATTTAGATTCTATGGAGGACAAAGCTTCTTTCATAAGCTCAGCTGTTTCGCCTTCAAGCTCAGCCAGCATTACCTCGGGCAGAGACTCCAGGTTGACTTCCTCTTCCGCTGTGCCGGCCTCATGGATGTACTCAATCTTCGAGGTACGCAAGGCGATTAGATGTTCGGCCTCCTTCCATAGCTTAGCGACAGTGTCGGCCACTTCCACAGACACTTTTGCGTCCGCCTTCCCTACCACGTCGATGAATTGAACATTGCTGTCAGCTAAATCCGTCAGCCTGACAAAATCTTCAACATCGACAGTCCACGCCCTTTTTGAACTCCATGTCAGGTGGTGCTCGACCTCCTTAGTCTCAGTGTCGATAGTCGTCACGAACTTGTCCGAGATGTCGGAGAAGCTGGTCGGATGGGTCTGACCGACAGAGATAACGCGTCCGTCTTTACGTTTAGCCAGCTGGTGCTCATGGCCCATGACGATAAAGTCGAAATCCTCAAGCAGTCGGTCAGCCATCTCCTCTGTCAGATTCAGGTTCTGCTCTTTCTCTGTGACGAGGTCGTTGTCATAGTTGCAGTGCAGGAAGAGGTAATTGTTCGAGGTATGAGACGCCTGCTGGGCTGCTGACAGCAGAGATTCCTCAAACACCTGCTGGCTAACGCAGTGGGGGATGAAGTAAAGGTTGGCCCCGCTACAATTCTCATGGTGGAAGCTGGGCTCCCACTGAGTAGAGACAAACCAACTGTCTGACTTGCCGCCGGAGGCTACCGCAGCCAACAAGCCAATGGAGCTGACGGTGTCCTTGCGGTTTCGGTCATCGTGGTTACCGAACATAACGACGTCGCACTGACCAGCCAGTCGGCTTCCGTCCAGGATGTCGGCCTCGTCATTCACGGCTTTATCGAATAGGTCGGCAGTATGGATTACGATGTCAGCGCCTTCCTGCCTCAGAAGTTCTGCGCCGTAACCTGCAGTCTCGCAAATTTCTTTTTTAAGCCTCGCACGAGACTCGACTGTGGTGTTGGTCTTAAGGGACTTTCCGATATGGGTGTCTGATAGTATTCCGAGTTTCATTTTGATTCCTCTAGCTATTGAAATTCCACTGGTCTGCCATAGCGTCCGACCAGCCTTGATAGGTTTCGGACCTTGCTTTCCACCGGTCAGCGGAAGGAGGCAGCCTGTTTTGACCTGAGTCGGTCTGGTTGTCGAACCGCTCAACCATTTTTCCGGAGCCTCTAGGCCACTCAACCTCCCTACCGCGCACCCTTTTAGTAGGTTCCAACTTCGGCAGGCCCTTCAGCCATAAGCAGGTCTTCTTGCTCGCGTTGTGGCCGTACTCAAAAGGTTGAATGATTTGGTCTGGTTTTCTGTATCTAGTCGACATCACCCCTACAGGGTTCTCTACCGCTATTCTTGGGCAGTCAGCGTTAACGATTGCCAAGAAGAAGTTGGCGGCCTCGTCTCTTGCTGCACGGCGAGCGGAGCCGTACAACTTGTCAGGCGACAGCTTCTTATTGATTTGCTCGGGCTCCTTGTAGGCCCACTCAGCAGAGCAGGTGAGGTACGTGCAGGGTGGGTGGCCGACAATCAGGTCCCACCCGTCATCGAGCACTTCCAGTACGTCACCCTGGATATGAAACTCTGAGCCATCATCTGCAGGGAGAATATCGCAGCTCCATGCGTCATGACCTTTGGCCCTGAATGCGTTTCTGGTGTTGCCCGACGACTCGCAGGCTATTAAGACTTTCATGCTTTACTCCCGTAGATGTAGAACCGGTAGCTGCCGGTTCTACAGAGATAAAGTTATAGCTTAAAGTTCAGCTAAGGTCAACTTACAGCTCATCCCGACGCCGAGCGATAGGGTGACGAGGCAAACCTTCGTCCGTCCACTCGAAGTATTTGCAGGTGGCCAGCTTGCCAACGAAATCAGAATCATCGGCAGCCCACAGCTTGGCCCGCAGCAGGACTCCGCCTTCCATTGTGGCCCTAAATTCTTTTCTTTCACCGTCCACCTCCCGGACACAAATCAGCTGCGCCTGTTGAGCATACCCGTCATCGACCGAGCGATCAGGGTAGTCGGAGGCTGAACCCACCACCGGAGCAGGCTTTATGGTTCGGTCGATGCCTACGATCTCGAACTCCTCGTCGTGGAAGTCCTTACGTTTAATCATGCGCTTGTCACGGCCATTAGGCTTGTAAGGTTGCTCGGAGCACCGAGCGATGGAGCCCTCATACCTTGCTGAATCCACCGGGCGTGGGACGAATCCCAGACCTGTTCAAGCTCTCCCTCTGCGACGGGGTCGTCGCCTTCAAACTTGTAAGGCTGGGCACAAATTGAAGGGACGCCCATGATCGGGAACCCAGCACGGTAGACATGCTCAGTGAGGTACTCATAGCGGTCACCGTAAGACATATCCGACACCATATCGTAGACGTGATACCCGAGCTTAGCGGTGTTCTCGTTAGGCTTCTTGGCCGCAGAGCTGATCTGCTGGAACGTCAGATCATGGCAGTACAGCTCTCCATCAAGAGTGGTTCCTACCGGCACATGAACCTTGTCGAGTGCAGCCTCAATGTGAGGCACCGAGATAGACTTTGCCTGCCGGGTGTACAGCTGCCAACCGCCTTCCTGCTTCAGGGCAAGCATACGGAATCCGTCGAGTTTCGGCTGGAACAGGTACGTTGCGAGGGAGACCTCCTTGGCTTTTTCCCTTGATAGGGCCAGCATTGGCTTAGTAAAGCCTAAGCCGTTTTTGCCTGCGTCCGCAGCCGCAGGGATGTCTTCCTGATAACCCTTGTCCTGCTGCTTCTTCGCTTTCGATTCAGCTTCCGACAGAGCCTGCTGCAAGGGAGTCGTCTCATTAGCCCGGCCAATGTTCTTGCCCTGGGTGATATTGGTCTTACGCTCGGTAAGCTTGCCATCTTTAAGGCCTTGGCGGATAGAAATGGTGGCGGTGCCGTCCTCATTCTGATCTACAGAGATAGACCACTGGCGGACTTTGTTTTTGCTGTCCAGGTTGAACAGGGTTTTGGTGAAAATTGGGTTCATGGTTGTTCCTTTTTAATAAGCTCTACGGTTACTTTGCCACGCAGCTTGCGGGTGTATAGTTTGTCGCTATTTTTCTTGCATCTGGTCGGTTGCGGGCAGAAAACGACCAAGCCTTTGACGTCGTCCGCGTACACAGCTTGGTCTACCTCGTTGCCGTTAACAAAGACTCTCACAGGCTTGCCGATCAGGATTGTACTCTTAGGCGTGTAGATCACTGCAGCCTCCTCAGGTCGTAACGGTAGTAGGAGAAACAGTCCGGCTCAGGCTTGGCAAGATCCTGCTCTCTGCGGTACAGGAACCCGGCATGATAGAAATCCGAGACTTGCTTAGCAAGTCGCCCGTCATCGGCCCAAGACACGGCTGAGGTAGTCAGACAAACAGGCCGAGGTGCATAGCCTGTAGCATGAAGTAATCTATGCACCCTTAGAAACTTGCTACGGCTGATTGTTTTCTTCATTCCGCACTTGTTGACGTCTTTTAGTGAGATCATTAGTCCTCTCCTGCTTAAAAAGTTTCTTTAACTTTGTGCACGACGATAGCGGTGCCCACCATAACAAACGGAGCGCAAAGCCCGAAGGTTATGGTGGGCACCAGCTGCTACTCATTTCCAGCTACCTCCTGCCAATTTTATTAAAATCTCATCCAGCTCCTCGACCGATCCCACGGCCAAGTAGTCTTCCTTCCTAAGACGTTTGCCATCCATCTTGGCCTCCACTGCCAGAGCGCCGTCGATTACATCCACACGCCCAATCGTGCAGTCGCAGAATACAACGAAGGCCCTATTCCCTGACCGAATCCACCTAAGAATACCAGACACCTGAGCAGGCTCTAGCAGAGAAGGAATAAAGCTCGCCCTCTTCTCTGATGCCTTAGCCTCCAGCAGGAAAGAGCTCCCGTTCAGCGCAAACAGGTAATCTGCGGGCTGGCCTCTAACCACGTTTCTTGCTTCGTTAGTGTCCACGAACCGGTGCTGGAATCCCCTGTGGGATTTCTCAAGCGAGTTGAGAGCAGGCTCGACGACCTGCTTCTCAAACCACTTGCCAGCTCGCTGCTTGCCCTTGTAGGCGGTCAGCGGTTTGGCGATTTTAATCATCTTCCCGCCCTTCGTTATCAACTTTCAATCGGCCTGTCTTCAGGCAGTCAAATAGAGCCTTAAAACATCCACAGATGATTTCATAGTCAACTGCATCCGCACCTGGTACCGAAACCTTAACCATGTCGGACGCGCGCCTGGCGAACGCCTTACGGTCAGCGTCAACGTCTCGGTACCGGCATTCAGTAACAACGAAAATATCATTCTTATTCAAAGCCCTAAGCAGAAGGATGGACTTCTCGGCCGCTTCTCTTGAAGAATGAGGTCCATCCGTATTCCACGCAGTACCATGGCTATCCACTTTAGCTACCCAGTAGTCCGTCCTAATCATCAGCTTTTACCCCGTGCTTCTCCATCACCTCAAGCAGGTCCTCCGCTAACTCAGGCGTCATGCTTCTGTAGATGAGGGATCGAAGGCAGCGATTGGCTTTGGATACGGACTCCTTCTGCTTTACTCGCTTAGCTAGGCCCTCCATGGTCGCAAAGAACTCGAACGAATCTGGCGAGCCTACCTTTGATCGGATAGCTTCCTTGGTTACGCCTGTCTCCGGCAGGTAATCGTCCACGAACCTAGCGTACCCGCCTGACAGGCGTTTCAGCTCCACGTACTTCCTGCCTACTTTCCACACCTCGAAAGCGACCGGCTCAGAGTTTCTGCGATTGGCTCCAGACGGCAGGCCGAACACTTTGTCACCTACTTTGAAATGGGATATTGCTGTAAGTCTATTCATCTTCTCGTCCTCTATACTCGTAAACGTAGTACATAGCCGCCCATGCGTTGAAAACGATACCAAAGGTCACCCCTAGGGCTATGTGCCCAAGCAGCATAAGGAAGGTACCGGGACAGGCCTTACCCGTATACTGGCAGTCACGGACCCAACTCTTAATAAATTTATTCATCTTTCTCTCTTCCCAATGTCAATACCTGCTTTGATCAAAGCCGCCGGCAAGTACCACGGCCATAGGCAGAGCTTGGCAGTTCTTTTCCACCAAGTCCTGGTCTCTGTCCGCTTTATAGGCTCGATTCCCATAGATACCAGCCAGACAGAAGCTGACAGTATGATCAGCCATGGAGTGGCCATGTAACACACGATAAATACTTGCCAATTATTCATCCTCAGTCACCTCAACCTCCAGATCGTATTCGACGTGAAGCTCTGTGCTTTCCGCCTTCTTCTCAGCCAGCTTCTGCTTAACCGCTTCTATGTCGTTAACAGAAGAACCAAGCTCCGCCATGTTGAACCAGTCATAGCCAACCGCTACGTCGGTCTCCATAGGAACTGGAATCCTTGTAGGGACAATCACTTCCATCAGGTGTCGCATCCCGGCGATGTAAAGCTCAAGTTCTCCCTCATCGACAGAGGACAGAACCTCATCGTAGATCGGTAGCACGTAGCTACAGCCTGCCTGAGCGTATAGTCCTGACTTCCACATACCTGACAGTGTGATTTTAAGCAGGTCAGCGGCTGAGCCCTGAATCTCTGCGTTGATCAGCTGTCGGGCAATTCGCGCCTGCATAGCCCGGTCACCGGTCATCAGCTCAGGTTCAGCATGTCGAATAGAACCGAACGCTGTCTTAGTGAATCCGTTTCTACGAGCCTCAGCCTCGGTTTGGGACTGCCATTCGACGACACCTGGGTAAGTGCGGAAGTAGGCATCCACGTAGCCATCAGATTCATGACGGTCAATGATCATCTTCTCTGATAACGCCATAGAGGACATGCCGTAGATCAGACCGAAGTTAATGACCTTCGCCTTCTTCTTCCGGATACCGTCCGCCCACTCATGATCAGGGTGATCCTCATCTTTGTAGGCCGCATAGAAGTCTTCGTAACTCCAACCTACGATACTGGCGCCTGTAGCAGAGTGCAGGTCAATCAGACCCTTAGAATCCTGCAACATTTTCTGCAGTCGGTCCGCAACCGCGTCACCAAACAGGTTGCGGTAGTGCTCAACCAACTCAGGCCCGATATAAGCCTTGATCATGGTAGCGTCGCAGCTCTGTCCTGCCGTCAGCCGAAGCTCAAGACCTGCCCAGTCAATACCGACTAGCACATCGCCTTCCTTTGCCGGGATTACTGTCTGGCGCATCACAGGGCTGATCTGCAGGAAGTTAGGGTTACCGCCTGTTGGTCGGCCTGTTGCCGTAGCACACCAACGGAACTCGGGGTGGATGTTCCCGGTCTTTGGGTGCTTCCACATAGGGTACTTCTTATGGTACAGGCCGTCCCTTGTTGCCGCTGCTGACATCTTAACCAGATTGGCCAGAACGTCTTTCACCCACTGGCGATCAGTGTGCGCGTCAGCCCACTTATACGCCAGAGCATTAGCAGAAGGAGCGCCGGGCAACTTATTCTCCCTGCGGAGAGATCCCGGAGACGTTTTGCCTCGCAGATACACTTCTGACCCCAGCAGTAGATACAATAGGTTGCGGGATTTTACCGGGGAGCTGGTGGTAATCTCGAAGCCAGTCTCGACTTCTTTACCCTCTAGGCCCATAACCCGGATCGCAAAAGTCTCCAAGTCGCGGAACTCGGGCTCCTCTCTGTCCTTGGAGGTAATCACTGGGACCACTGCCTCCAGCAGACGGGCGAACTCTTTCTGATCTTCAGTGGCGAATTCCTGCCAGTTGTCATCCAAGTACAGATTAAGATAGCCTTTAGTGGCCTTCTCTATGACAGGAAGCTCCAGAGCTTTGCTCAGATCCCGCAGGCCTGCAGCAGTAGGGTGAAACTTAGCGCCTACCGTTTCTCGCTTGTACGGTCGGTACAGGGAGGCAGACATCAAGTTGCCCTTGACCTTATCGATCCTGTCCTCTGTAAAGATGCCGATGAACTTGGTGAAGTTGCCGTCAACAGCCAGTTGCTCGTACTCATCCAGCTCTGCGCCTTCGTCAGCTTTTGCTCTCAGGTCTTCGATTTTCTCCTGAAGTTTATCCCAAGCCTTACTAGCGTCCGATCTGGCCTTGCAGTAGTAATAGTCCTTGTCCGCATTAAAGAACTTATTCGCATTGTCCAGCTGGGCAATGAAATCCCCGTCTGCGTTCTTATCGAGATTTTCCTGCAACAGTTTTTCGATAGCTGCCTGGCTGGAGGCGTGGGTCTCAGCGTCTTCAGCCTTGATCCTGTTCAGAGTGTCCCAGTCCATCTTTACGCCCTTAAGGCGCTCAGCGGCTAGGATGTTGAGTGGCGCTACGTTGTACTCACAGTAGAAGTCATAAGTACTCTCTAGCTGCGAGATGATCATTTCAAGCCAGTACAAGTGACTTGTGACCAATGAGTCATCGCAACCATAATGCAGTACATCGACCGCAGAGACGTCCGCCATGGTCTTACCTTCTGGGACGACCTCAGAGAACTCAGTCTGGCGATATCTCAGCCAAGTTGAGGCGAGGTGCTTAAGGCCTGACCGCTCGTTCTCGTCCACCTCTTGACTCAGGATCATGCTGTCGTGGGAGTCCCACATCTCAATATCGAGAGATTGTACCGACAGGGCCATCTCAAACTGAGCATTGTGAGCCACATAAGGCTTTTTCTGTCCCCGACAGGCATCCCTCATTGCGGTTAGCAGGTTGGCCAGTTTGGTCTTTTCCAGGTTGTCGAACTCAAGTTCGCTGTTGTCGTGCTCCACAGTAAGGTAAACGCTGTGCTGGCAGTTCGAGCCAAAGCAGACAGATGCGCCGGTTGCCTCCATGGATACTACGTCAAGGTAGGTGCTGCCGGACTTTGCCTGCTGAAACGCTTCATGTTGTAGGGTGTCGTAACCCTCGTAGTCGTATGAGATTAGAGGAGAGCCTGCCACCTGCTGCGCCATCCGCCCCGGCATATCGTCAGACCAGTTGCCGCTGTGGATAAGAGTCTCCGTAGGCATGAACTGTTTGAGTGATTGCTCAAACACGTCAGTGCAGCCAACAGAGGCCATAAGATCGGTCACGCGCTGACGGCTGGGAACTCGTTTACGGAAGTCAGGCTTGGTGATCTTACCCGCGTAGCTACGCCAGCACAGCTGCGGCCTTAATGACGCCACCGTGTACATGGTCTGCCAGTTGGGGGCATCTTTCAGGATAAGAGACAGAGCTTTCTTTACCTGCTTGGGCGTACTGTCGTGCTCAGCAGCAGCCTCGATGTTTTTGTAGTTACGGGTGGTTACGGCTTTGACCAGCTCATCCAGCCCACCATCACCTACAGCAGCGTAGAGGTCGTTCCATTTGGCTGGGCCAAAGGACTTAACGCCACCGTACTCGTCAGAGGCGTCCCCTACAAGCGACTTAAACAGCGTCACATAGCGCAGAGGAAATGGGCGCTCAACACTCTTGTCCACATCGTAGTAGTTGGTCTCTTTCCAGCGACCCTTGAGCACTGCAGTCACGTCTTCTCGCTCGGCAAGGGCAAGTAGATCGTGATCGTTGGTGTACACAAACTTGTCGCCCTGCAGACCTTGGCAGCACCAAGCGATTACGTCGTCAGCTTCAACGCCTTTAACTTTGATCGCGGTTGAGCCGGAATAGACCAGCACATCCTCCAGTACCTTCTTGAACTGGATCAGATTCTTCATCTCCTGATCCATCACCTGCTCAGCTTTGCGGGCCTCGCGCTTTGCTTTGTAGCCGGGGAAGATGCCTTTACGGAAATCGATGCCGCCGTCTTTTGCGAGGATGACGTTGATAGGCGCAGTGCCCATATTGCTGAAAAGTTGTGGGCCATACACGTCAAAGAAGAAGCGCATAGCGCCACCGACAGTGGGAATCTTCTTGTCGGTTTCCGGATCGTACTCCTTGAAGCTGGCGCCATAAAAGCAGTGCTTGGTGACAGAGTTCCAGTCCAGCAGGTGCCAGAATGTGTCGCGTACTTTGGCCGCACCGTAATCAGCGATGTTCCGGTCGATACCCGACTTGATATCTTCTACGGTTAGTTTTCGATGTTCAGGCAGTAGGTGGTTCATGGAGTCTCCTCATACGTGTCATAAGGGCTGCAGTCCCAAACATCATCAATGTCGCCCTGCATCAGGCTGTAAGTGCCTGACTCGGAGCACTTAGCGAGGGCGAAGTCCCTGCCGACGGCTACAACCGTCTGCTTTTTATCGGAGCCTTTACTGCCCTGGTAGTGAAATTGCTTGGCCCCGCAAAACCCGAACCAGATTTCGTCACCCAAGTGGATGTCGGAGTACTTTGTTATTTGTCCCATAAGTCACCTTAATTCAGACATAAAAATAGCGGCCCGAAGGCCGCCATCCAAGCTTCCAACGATCAGAAGTCTTCCAGGTCTTCCACAGAGATGCCTGCAGCAGTCTCCAGGTTGATGCCCAGCTTCTGGCAGAAGTCGTCCTTCGTGCCAGCGACCGGATCGATAACCCAAGGGTTGTAAGTCTTGCCATTACCACCCTGAGTTTTAGGCCCTACGCTTACCTTCAGCACCCGCTGATCAATGGGAGTGCCTTGCTTCTTGGCCATCACCATCAGACCGCGAAAGCGCTGCATGGAAGCCTGAGCGATCTGCATCTCACACATAGTACCTACCGGCACCACATCGCCTACTTCCTTGCTGAACTTCAGAATTTGAGCGCCGACCATTTCGTACTCAACTTCTTCAGGCTTCAAGCCTTCCTCACGCAGCTCCTGCTTGAACTGCGTGACAGACTTGCCTCGGGTGGTCTGCATCTCATTTTCGCTGAGGCCAGGCTGCACAGTATAGTAAGCCATCTGTTCCTTCGTCGGATTCTCTACGCCAGCAGGCTTAATGAGGCGCTGCAGGCGGCGGTTGACCACTGCCACGATAAGCGCCTTACCTGCAGATGCGTTGTCCAGATCAAACTCGGCGTTCTCAATCTTCAGCTTTTTGAAGGCACCGTAGCCCAGCTCACTAACATCCACGTCTTCGCCGCCCATCGTAGGAGCCTGAACATCGGCTGGGTTAGCGACCGCTGTTGACTGAGTTCGTACCGCAACCTGAGTGCTTGGCTCTGAATCCATAGGGGCGCCTGCCATCAGGCCGTTGCTGGTTTCTTCTGCCGGGTCGGCGTCCATTACCAGACCATTAGCCGGCTCCTGTTCTGCAGCTTTAGTTTCTGCAGGCTGGGCGTCCTCAGTCACCAGACCGTTGCCGGAAGCAGCTGCGCCATCTTCTGCAATAAGTTTGTTCATCTTTTTGTTACCAATAACATTAAAGTTCATTTTTTCTTCTCTTCTTCATTTAGTTGGGGGGTAGACCGTGTAGGTCTGGGAAAGACTATAGCAGCGGTTGCGGCTACAGTCAAAGGTTAGTGTTTACCAAAGGGCATGACTTTTCTTGGGACTTCAGCCTTTCGCTGACAGCTAAGGCCTCTTCTGCCTGAAGCTTTTTCTTTTCAATCTGTTCAGACTCCTCCAGTATTTTGGCAGCGGCCCTAAGATAGTCAGCGGCATAGGTGTTGCTTACCTTATCAGCAAGTCGGAACGCTACCTCTGAATCTTTCAGCACCAAATTGCGGGCTGCGGCCCTAAGGCTCCCATCACGTACCCAGTATGAGATTCCACCGCAGGCGATGTAATCTTCCACATCGCCTGCGCCTGTGAACTGAACCTCATCCAGCAGCTCTTTTTCGTCAATCATCAGAACCTCCAAAGAGTTCTACTACAGTCAAAGGTTGATTTTGTTCGCCTTTACGTACTCGGCACTACCTTGCAGTAGGCTCTTTAATTCAGCAATTCTGAACTCTTTAGGTACGATATTACCAGGAATAAGAGGGTTGCTGTGCGGAGCCTCCTTTCTTATCTTGGCAAACTCACACCTGCCTACCGGCCTGCGTCGGACAAGCAAGGCCCTGATGGCGTCGCCTTCCACCTCAACTTTCATCAGGGCGAACTGGTGCTTGTCTTTTATACGTCTCACTACGTGCTCTGAACTTAAGACCATCACGCCACACAGAGTTATAGTTCGCTCTCCCTCTATGGCGACTGCAAGTCGGGAGTTGCTGTCAAAGAGGTCTGAGGACTCCATTAACTTCTCCATCTCCACAGCTCTTGCTTCTGCCTTGTCAATCTCACTCAGTAAATCAATCATCAGAACCTCCAAACAATTCAACTTCCATCGCTTGAACAGGGAACTCTCTGCCGTTAATCTCCGTAACCTTCCTAGTCTTATCTACCATCTTAGAGAAGGACTTGTCGGCTACAGTGCCCAACACCCGCAGGAAGTAACAGACCATCGCAAACTTCTGCCCCGTCCTCTCCATGCGAGCTACCGCCTGCTGCACGTCCCTAGGGGTCGTAGGGTTCTCGACAAACAGCATGTAACGCGCTACCTGCCAGTTGAATCCTGCCCCTCCTGCACCCCAGTTGGCGATCATCATCCCACATTCGTCCGAGGTCTCGAATTTGATTCGGTTCGCCTCTGAGTCTTTTGGTGATTGGCCACCGTAGATGACCGCAGGATTAAACTCTGCGTACCGTTCCTTCAGGTAGTCAATGGTGTCCTTGTACCAGGCCCATACGATGATCTTGTGCTTCCTTGGGTTAACAGACTCAATAATCTCGTCAGCCGCCTGCAGTACAGTGTTGTCTTTCTTGAATTTACCCGCCTTGTCGTCATCTACATAGTGATGAGGGCAAGATAGGATTCGCCCGGCGTACTGCCGTAGCTGAGAGGCATGCTCTGCATTAAGCAGCTCGCCGTTCACCTCCAGCAGACGAGTGTTGATCAGATTGCGGTAGAGCTTCCGGTGTGCAGGGGAAAGGTCGACAGGGACTTCGACCGGTCGCAACTCAGGCAAGTCCTTCTGTACCTCACGCAGAGTTATCTTCCTTGCCCTGCGGCACATGATTTCACCGAGCTTGTCGAGATTCTTATAGGTGTAGCCTATGATGTTCTCGAACTTACGGCCGGTATCAGGGTCCTCCTTATAGACGGTAATTGCCTGATCTACGAACATGTTGTAGAACTCTGCGTAATCAAAGAAAAGTTCAGGGTCAATAAGTTTGATCAGACCATAGGCGTCTGTCGGAACGTTGCGGATCTCTGAACCTGTAAACAGGTGAACTCCGTACATTCCCTTGCTGGCGTAGAACAGTCTCCATACAGCCCCCCATAGCTTGGTCTCGGCATTAGATAGCTTATCTGCCTCGTCAAACAGGAACGCTCGGTAGCCGACACTCTTTAGGTAGCTGCCGTCTCTGCGGATTCGCTCATAGCTCATCAGCATCAGAGGTGGCCAGCTGTCGTCCATCGTGTATTCGGCATACTTTTCGTCGCGCTTCTTGGGGGTCATGTCCTGGACTAGGTAGTCAAACCCCAAGTCGTCAGGCACCGTCCAATCTCGCTTAAAGTCAGACAGCCACCGTCCTATCAGTTTAGGAGGCATCACCATCAGGCACTTAATGCCTGACAGGTGGTACAGGAGGATCAGAGCTTGCATAGGGATCGTCTTGCCGACCCCCGGCTCATCCCATAGCGCTGACCGCTCCGACCACTCCTGTCCGGCCAGAATGTTAAGGCCGGATATTTGGTGGTCGAACGGGGAGTACTGATCGTTGCCGTCCGGATGGCATACGATCCTATCTGATCCTGGAGGTGAAGCAACCCCTGCCTTCTGGCACATTTCACTGAGTGTCATCATGGCCGCAGACTCCCAGACCCTCTTTAAAGAACTTTACCGAGGCGTCGAATTCTTCTTCGCTGATTTGTTCCAGTAACGAATCAGGTCGCCAGTTCAGATAGCTCTTGTGCCTATACCATCCTCTCCTTTTATTAGGCACTATTAAGAAGATTACAGTCTTACCTGCTGCCGAGAAGCCGGTAGCGGCAGCTCCTAGGCCCTCTCTTCCCTTAAAGAGCAGAGGTTGTTTGGTAGTAAGGCCCGCAGCTTCTACTATTTCAGGGCACAGTTCTCCGTCAGTGCCGTGCTCGGTAAAGGCTTGAATCAGCGGGCCTTGTTCCGCTTTGTAGAATGAAAACTTTTCCATAGAGATTCCTGTCACTAAAATTCATCTATTTCAGAGGCAGGCGGTGAAGACATCCACCAGCCTTTCTCCTCCAGATCCTGCATGGAGATGTATGCGAATCCGTCCTCTCCCATTCTGACGTACTTAGGAGGCGCTGACTTGAGCATCTTCTCAAAGTCTTCCGGAGCCATCTTGAATACACCTCTCTGACCCTGACGATCTATCCGGGACAGAGCCTGGTAGGCATACAGAGGCAGGAACCTGACCTTATCCGCTGACGCAAGATACATCCCGACGGAACCTGACATCTTAGGCCCGTCAGGATCTATATCGAGCACAGCATTATTGATCGACCATGCAATACGCTTGATTATGAGATCTATGTTAGAGTCAATCGTCTTGCTTTCAGTAACGGTAAGCTTGTCAAGCAGCGCCACTTCCAGCTCTTTTAACCTTACGCTACAGTCAGCACCAAGCCGCTTAAGAGCCTTACCTAAGAAGTCCAATCCCAGCAGGCAGGCGGCATAGCCCTCCCGCTTGCGGTCAGATCCGCTCACCTTAGGCACCTGCTCGATTCTTCTGCTGAATTGGTCTGCTACCCATAGGACTTCAGTAGCCTGCACAGCCTCTACTAACAGGTCTAGTCCGAAGCTGGCTAGCAAGGGCTTTCGGGCTGAAACGTACATAAAGTTCGCCCTTCTGTCACTGTCGTCCTTCCATTGCATATCGAACGCAACCTCCAAGGTCCTGGTGCGCAACGACCGGTGCTCTGCGGCGATGGTCTCCTCACCGCAAGTCACCACAGGAGAAGTAGACACCTTGTCCTGAACTCCGCCTGACGCCATCTTAGAAGTCGCACTGTGATCCCATGAGGACTTGAACACATTGACCAGTTCCTTGTACTTGTGGAAGTCAATCGTGCCTTGGTTAACCTCGTCCACAATGGTAGGCACCGAGTTAGACTGGGACAGCTTTTCCCGGATAGAGACAATCGTAGACTGACTTGCATCCACTACTGGGGCATCTGTGCCAGGCACTCCGTGCAGGCATAGCATAAGGGACGCCGACGCCGTCTTGCCTGACTCCGGCGCTCCGTACAGGTTCAGCAGTGGGAAATTGACTCCTGTCGCCCTCAAGTGAGGTTTGATGTGAGCAGCGCAGAACCATCCCAGGACAGTAGCTGCCTCAGCCTCAGGCAGAGTTCTGCTGATGCTGTCTATCAGCTTGCTAAGGTCTTCTGCGGTGTAATTGCGAGCACCCCTTTCCATTTTTCTGCTAAACGGAGGTACGTTCGCCAGATTAGGCATACGGCTCCTGCAATTCTTTACCTTCTCTCGCCTCGGATCTTCAGGAAACTCGGTTCTAAACACCTCCTCAATATCCGGATCAGACAGAAGATCCGTATCCGGATCGCAGTACACGATGACCGGATCTCCGTCCCTGAGAAAGACGGAAGTTCCGAAGTGAGGAACTACTGTGATCTCTTCTGCGTTCATAACTTTTAGGTTCCCACGATCTGTAAGTACCATCCTTAATTTGCTCCAGAAGTCCGGAGAAGTTAACCAACTGCCGCCGGATGACACGATGACATCTCTGGCTATCATTGGGGAGTTTGCCGCTTCCTCGCTCAGGTTCACCTCAACAGGCTCCGAAGCCCCCATAGAGTCAAACGTCGTCATCTCCAGTAGCAGTCCGGCAGGTTTGCGGTAATTCCTGCGCAGCTCAGGGGTGTTGTGCCAGTCCACGGGGTAACCTACCTTCACCGCCTTGGTGCGCAGGTGGAAGTTAGTTGCTGGTTGCATGGCCTTGCCAAACCCAATCTCATAGCCTTTGTTTCCTATGGCTATCTGCAGTCGCTCATCAATATCAATCGCCACGTCGCCCTGCAGGACTTTGCGGGTCTCGCATAGGCTACAGCCGCCGCACTTGTTGATTACTGAGAACAGCCCGCCCTTGCTGAAGTGTCTGTCAGAAGTTCTGATGTGCTCATATACGGAGAGGATGGCGTTGTATCTCTCCGACTCCGTCCGGTAACTGGACGATGTAACTGACTTAGCCATCCTCCGGCACAGTTCTTTTACTTCCGGTGCGGAGAGTCCGGCATCCTTGCAGTACGCCGCTAGCTGCATACACGCCTGATTAAAATTGCTCTTCTCGTCTCCTTTGGTTACCAGCCTGTCGATACAGCCAGGAAGGCCGTTTTCCTTGTAGTCTTTGGCAAGGTCTTCCTTAGGCGTAGCCTCTGAAAGTTTCTCGCGCTCCTTCCTTAGCTTAGCGGCCTCCTCTCTCGCCATCTTAAATACGGCAGCGAGGGAATCCGCCTTTTCAGGCTCCCCAAATACAAACCCAATTCTTCTTTGGGACACCAGCTTCAGGTAGCCGTCAGGGCTGAGCAGGCTCAGTTCGTCTACAGTGAGAGGCACTTTATAGGTGTTGATGCCTTCTCTGCGCACATTAGGCATGCGTAACGTAGACCCCTGCCCTCCCTTGTAGACTCCCATGTCCAAACCGTCTACCTTAAAGTGGACGGCTATTTGGCGGTATGTGTCATACAGAAATGGCTGCGGCCGTAAGCGGCCAAAGTTCTTCCAAGGCAGGATTACGTGGAACCCTTTTGACCCTGACGCATAGATTTGCAGGCCGGTAGCTCCTACCCCCAGCAATTTAGAGACTAGTTGCTGGCATGACTTAATGGCCCCTGCTATCGCGTCTTCCTTCGTGCCGCCCACTTCCTCTGGCTTGAAGTCAATATCGAACCACATATCACCAAAATATTTAATGACATGTCTGGGGGTCTCTTTAGTAACTGGCCTGTCAACCGACAGCACAGTCATGTGGCGGACAACGTTGTTCGTTATCAGCTTTACCAGAGTCTCCGGGTCGTCTTCTGTCTGCCGCCACTCACCAGCTTTTTCCTCTTTTTTCCAATACTTATACATGCTGTGGCTCCGGGCCGGACGATCAGATGAAGACTATGGCGATGAAGATCTCTCCAGATGGCATTTCCTGACGCAGCAGGGTGTAGTCTTTGTTAACCTTCAGCCCTATGACACCGAGCTGCTTACGGCAGTTGTTGCTGCTTCGGTCGAAGTCGAGCGGGAGGACTATTCGCTTACCGTCGAATACCCCAGACTTGACCCGGCTTCTGAACAAGTTCCACCGGAACCGCTTACCCCGCAGACTGTGGGAGAACATGTTGTCCAGCAGCAGCGCTTCTTCGCCCGCCAGAGCCGACTTGAGGGTGACGTCACCGGCAACGATCTCCTCCGGGCCGTCATTTGGCAGCACGGAGGGGTGGAACTCCTCCTCAGCGTCTATCTGTTTGCACACGGCAGCGAAAGCTGAGTCTGCGTCCGACTGCTCATGCGTATCAGAGAAAGTTGAGTCAGTGCTATCGTCCTTAGGCTCAATATTGTCGTATGACATATTCGTCTCCTGTTAAATTCGGGTTGGATCGCAATACTAGATTGAAATGATGAGGTCGTCAATCACGGCTATAGAGCACCGTGATTGAACGCAACGTTAAACTTGGCCCGGCTGGTGCCGACATAAATAAGGCGCCAGTAAAGGTCTGGGCTCAAAGTGCCACCCAGGTATGCCTGCATGTTTTTAGCGTCAACAAATACTGTGTGGTACGTGCTGCCCTGAGAGCGGTGGGCAGTGATTGCGTAGGGGTATTTAACTTGGTTAAACTGCTCTTGAAACGGGTAGAACAGCTTAGACCATTGCGACCTGTCCGTATAGCAAATCTTCTTGATGTCATTCAGGGCCTTATCAAACGCCTGTCTCTCGCTCTCGTGGAGAATAGTCAGGACTTGCTGTCCAGATCCTCCTCGCTCATGAACGTAAAGCTGCCAACACTTCCACGCTCCTGTCTGGGCGACTTCATCGTGGATCTCGACGTTCTCCACAACCTCATCTACAACCACTTCCTCGTCGGTAGGAAAGATCGTGAACTTTTCCTCGTGGTCGATTACCGGGGAAGCAATAATCAAAGTCTCGTTGCGGATGAATCGCTTAACGTCTTCACCGTGGATGAACTTCCTTGCCTGGTCATTTAGGAAGTCGACCCGAGCGTTGGTATAGGCAATAGCGCGACTGTGGTCAATATTGCCCGAATCCCAGCAAGCCTTTGCCTGAGCCTTGAAGTGACTCATCCAATCCCCTGGAGACAGGATGTACTGCCCGCCTAGCTTGGGGTCATTTGATGGGCTAAGCCACATCTCGCGGTAGTCCTTATTACGAATCTTCTGTCGGATCTCATGGACAGTCGCTTGGATTGGGCTGCCTGCATCTGAGCGCTCAATCTTTAGAAGCTCCATGAAGTCCTGCACCAGCGCAGATACCGGAGAGTGGCTTTCCTTGACAGGTGGAATCTGGTCGTCGTCGCCTAAAAAGATCAGCTTTAGGTTGAACCTTAACGCTACGTTAGCCAGCTCTTCTGTCACTTTTCGAGGTAGCATGGAGTACTCGTCCACGACTACGATCCGGAACTTGGAGGCAGCAGGTTCGTCTGATGCCCGTGTGACATGGCGTACCTCTCCACTGTCCATAAGGCGCATACCGAGTGCCTTATAAATCGTGGTCGTCTCGAACCTGACGCCTACGTTGTCAAGCATGACCCGAAGCTGACGGGTGGCCTTATTGGTTGGAGCTGTAATTAGGATAGGCGGCAGCGTTGAGGTTGGGTCCGTCAGGGCCGGGCCTGCGATAGATAGCATCGACAGTACCAGAGTGGTGGTCTTGCCCGAGCCTGGAGGACCGGACATTCGGATAGCCTGCAGGTCTCCTTCTTTAGGGGGCTGGCTGCAGAACTCCTGCAGTCTCTGCAGGGCGTTAGATTGCTCTGGGTTTAGTTGTTCGATAGTGGGTAGTTTCATGTTGGGTCTTCTCTATTTAATCAGGTTTGCATATTCAAGCAGCCAGACCTTGGGTGCGATTAGAATCTGCAGCCAAACCAAGTTGAAAGTCTTGAGGAGTACGATAAGTAGTACTACTGCAACTACTAGTACCACTAGCGAGCCTGCGTGCAGATCTCCCTCTGAGTCGTGGGTAAGGGTTTCCTTCCTTGTTTCTCCAGAGTCGGAGTCAGACTCTATGACTTCCCCTTTCCCGCAATGCTGGCTGATCATTTTTGCCGCCACGACCGTAAAAGTCAGAGCTGCTGCAGCCTTTAAAGAGTAGTAAATTAGGTTCCAAGTCAGTAGCTGGTGCACATACTCAGGTAGCTGGGCGCTAAAGAAGCTGGTTGTAGCCTCCAAGCTCTGCACCGTCTTTTCTATAAGCTCTACGAGTTTGCTTTCGAGTTGCCCGTTCATTGCGGTTCCTTGGTTGCCCTCCCTAAGGAGGGCTGTATAGATAAAAATCAGAAGCTTGTAACTTCACCAGTCGCTTTCTGCGTATCGCCTGCCATAGCCTTGCACAATCGCTGAACCAGGATGGCGTCATAGCGGGCACGGTGAGCCCCTCCAGTCTGGTCAACCATTACCACGCCTTCCTGCTCAGCGGCTACGACCAGCTTGATGGATTTGTAAGAGCCGCGAGCCGTCCGTGCACCGTTGAATACCGAATAAGGCTTCATCGCGCAGGTGGTCTGCTCGTCGATCATCGTGTCGAACTCGACGCCGCCCTTGCCAAACGGAGCTGCCGTCTGCTTGATGATGCGGCTGTCGAAGCTGCGGTTGTAGAAGACCACGGTCTTGCCTTTAATAGCTTCCATGAACTGGTCGTGAATATCCGCCCAAGTAGGCGCATCTTTCAGATCATCTTCGGTGATCCCATGTACTTCTTGGGCACGCGGGTTGATGGGCACGGTTGGCTTCAGCAGAGTATCCAGCACCGTGTTGCCTTCATGGTCGACCAGAGTGATTTCGATGGCTTGGTCGGATTTCGCTACACCTGTGGTTTCGGTGTCACCGAACAGGTAGCCTTCAGAGGCGAAATTCGCCAGGGTTTGTTTTGCTTTAATTTTGTCGTTCACTTAGTTTTCTCCGTCTTTATCATTAGCGTTCAATGCCAGCCACATGGCGACTAGCTCTGACTCTTCTACTTCGGGATGGGCATACATCACCTCTTCGAGCGCTGGCAGCAGACTGTCGTGCATTTTATAGGCGTCCGCCATGGCATAGGCGGCTTTTACTGCCGGATGCTCGGCAGATAGTTCGCTGATTTCAATCATCGCTGTTCTCCTTCGGGTTCACCACTTGCTCCCTGATGTCAAAACCGACACCAGTTCGGCATTACTCAAATCATTCAGCCAATCCTCCACGTCAGGAAGCTCAGCGCTGTGGCCATTCTTGGCTGCGGCCTTTTGCTTGAAGCCGCAATCCTGCTCGTAGGCTTCTGACACGTTGTCCTGAAGCAGAGCCTCGACCGCATCTTTGGTTAGCCTTGCCTTGCCGTCTTGGTCTATATCCAAGCTGTAGTATTCAGGTTTCATTGATCTCTCCTTTAATCTCAGCCTCTTTTTCCACTTTAGGCAGGTTTAGCTGGGCATAGTGGGTGGGGAAGACGAAGTCTTTGCCTACCTTGTAACCTACGCCTCCTTCAGGAGTGAAAGTGAACTGAGCCGCTACAGGTCTGGTGCAGACACCGGTTGTCTTGTCCAACGAAATGACCAGAACATACTCACCTATCTTAACCGGGTCATCATCTTGGATGTCTTCCCATTCGATCATTCTGTCCCCCTAACGTCGGTGGTCACAGCGAGAATCGTCAGAAGACCCAAACCCGCCTTCGCCTCGATCTGTCACTGAGTCAAACTGGTCGACTTCCAGCAGCTGAACCTGCTCGATTCGCTTGAACACGAGCTGGGCCACTGCCTTGTTCACGTCTACCGGCATGCGCTCATCCGTGCGGTTCCACAGGCTGACCTTCAGCTCTCCTTGGTAGTCCTGATCAATCAGACCTACCAGATTGCCGATAACCAGGCCCTTGCTGCCAGTACCTGACCGGGGCAGGATCTCAGCAGCAATATTGACGTCGTTAATGTGGATACTGATGCCCAAACCAACCAGCTTCGATTCGTTAGGGTACAGAACCACCTTCTCCGTCTGAGGTAGGTACAGGTCATGCGCTGCTGATCCCGGGTAGCCCTTGGATAGCTGGTCAGGGTGGTGGGCGACTTGTGGGTCGCGGATTAGCTCAACTGTTTTCATGCTTTTCTCCGATTTGCTCGCTTGTACGTTATAACACCAGCAACAGGGCCTAGGTCAGAGATGGACACTTCTTTCAGGTAGTCCATCGAATTGTGTCTGACATTACCTTGCAGCATCCTTCTTACCGCAGAGAACTCCGCACCTCTTAGCTTGGCAAAGTCTAACTTGCTGGCAGCTTCCGGATTGTCCCTTATCCTTGAAAAAACTTGGTAGGCGTCCTGCCCTAGAAGCAGCCAGAACTGATCAGGGCTGCACTCCATCGCAATGCTTAGAGGAACCTCTTGCTTCTTGAACCTCCCGTCCTTCTGCCTTACCAAGGTGGCCCTAATTTCATACCTGTTTATCTGGTCGGACATGGCTACATCACATAGCCGGTGTCATTGGCGCGCTTCATAGCCTCTTCGCGGCCAAAGCTTTCCCAGTCTGCGCCGGCAAACAGATCGTCAGGGTCATCGTAGATGCCGAACACCTGCTCTTCCTTCATGACGCCCAGCTTCTCACCTTGGTGCCAAACAGAATAGGACGTAGCTACCGGAGAGATGCTGACCAAGTTGCCCGGCACTACCAGCTTACAGTCACCTCCTACCGCGAGCACCAAGGCGACATTCAAATCCGCCTTATCAGGGTTGGTATCGGTAACAATGCCGCCTGCCGACACCTTCTCCAGCTGGGGTAGGATACGAACACAGATATGGGTTTGGGTCGGTACCAGAGGGAGTTCGCGGATGGCTTCAAATTTTTTGCTGTAGTCTTGAGACATGTTGTGCTCCTAGATTGGTTATGGGTTAATTCCCAATTAATATACGAACAGAAGGGTCAGCCTGTCAACAACTTCTGTTGCTGCGTAGGCTGACCCTTCTGCGGTTAGTGATGCAGTTATGCGGCTACCATACCTTCAGCGTCCTCTTACCTTTGTTGCTCATGACCTGCTCATATTCCTGAGCACATTGCCCGCCCGGGCAAAAAATTGCGTCAGGGTTCTCCAGGTCGTCGTCGCAGACTGGGTTGTGGCAACGCCCTTTCGGCACCAACTTCGGCTTAGCTGCCTGCTCCGCTTTAGCCTTGGCGATTGCGTTATCCCGGATGACCTGCTCATTCTCGGACGCGATATCTACATTTGTATCCACTACTGTTCTCCGTCGGTTAGATAAAAATCTTTTACTTTCTGCTCAAACTCCTGCCACACCCCGTGCTGCAGGCTCTTAGATCGTCCCATCTTGCCCTTCCATGATGCCCATTCCAGTCTGTCCACCACTTCAGAGACGAATGACTCAGGGTAACTTCTCTGGTACGCATAGGAGGCTACTTTAGCGAATACTTGGCTGGTGGTGACGCTGAAATAGAAGCGGTAGATTTTCCGGGCAGGGGTCCGCTCTACTCTGGATTGGATAAAGTCCGGGTGGCACTTCCATACGTCTGCCTGGTGCCGCTGGACGCCTTTGGCCAGTACGCCTCGGTTAAACGCCTTGTAAGGGTGCTCAGTTCCGTAAGCGTCTGCCGCCTCGAAATAGGCCTTCAAGAGGGTGCAGGGGGTAATATCCATGGCCTGCATGTTACCTGGCTCAGCAACCTTAGCAACGATCTCTTCCGCCACCGCATCTACGAACCGCTCAGCAAAGTCTAGCTTGAGTCGGAACTCAGTGAGATCCGGCAGGTCGTGACCCTGCACCTCTAAGTGAGTTGTCAGCTTGTCAAAGGATTTCAGGTTAGCCAGAACGGATGCTGACATTACCTGTAGGTACAGGGCTTCGTCCAGCATTTCCGCCTTGCCTTTTAGGATAGACGGGACCATAAGCATGAGAGCCAAGTACTCCCCGATGGCTGGTAGCACCAAGTCCTCCAGTGCCTCTACCGTAGGAGTAACCGGGATGGTGTGGGTTTCCCATGCCGGGATGTCGTAGGAGGACACAGGGACTATCCAGTCTACTTGGATTCCCAGATGATTTCTTAAGCTAAGTTGGCGGCGGCAGTGACCTAAGAAGATGCCAATAGAGTTCGGCATGTTGCCTCCCAGTCCGTAACCCGCACCGTCGATGCTGTCAACTGGGAAGCTGGAAGGGCTATACAGCGTCTGCAGCCCGTGAGTACGGTAGGCGGTAAGACGAAGCTTAAGTTCGCTCCAGACCTTTTCCTGAAACACTTCGTGCCCCTCGAATGCCACCAGAGACGACAGGTATCCCAGCCCTGAGCCGGGCAGATGCTGCTGCCATACAGTAGGGTCTGCCTGTTCCTCCTCAAGGAGATCATTGCCGAGTAGCACGAAGGGCTGCATTAAGGCGCCTAAATAGTTCGGCTTCTTGCAAAACCCTGATACGTTTACTGTGCCTAGCAGTAGGTTAGCGATGTGAAAGTTTCGGCTCAGCATGACGTTGGCCCATGCAGGAGATGCCTCCTGAGGAAGATCTTTGCTGGGCTTTACTTTGTGGTGCTTAGGATTGTACATAATCTCTCCTACTTGAATTTATGGATGTGCATGTCACGGGGGTTTTTTAGGAAGGTTGTAACAATCTTCTTGCCTTCGTTTATCATAACAGCTGCCACTGCGCCTCCCTTCGATACATATATCTTTCCACCGTTACCTACCTTATTCGAGACCGGGGTACACTTACCCGGCAAGGTCTTTGCCAGCTGCTTCATTAGGCGCTTGCTGGCAGGCTTGAAGGTCTTTTCCTCCTTCACTAGGTTCAGATGTGGGTAACGCTCGGCAAAGCGCTTCAGGGCGTGTTTAGTATAAATCATGGCATCTCCTAGTTAGGTAAGCAGGGCTGCTGCCACCGTCAGTGCGAGGTTAGAAAGAGCGGCCAGCATAAAGAATGCGGCGATGAAATTGGTCACTGGATTTTGGAAGGCCGAGTTATCCCCTGTCAATCTAAAGTCCAGGTAGCTGATGGGCATCAAGGTAAGGTAAAAGGCCATCAAAGGGTGGTAGGCCGGAGTCAGGCCCGCCAAGATTGCCAAAAAGCATAACAGTGCTGCTGTTAGGAACATTAGGTTCTCCTTAGTTAATTTCTTGTTGCTGGCGCATTTTATCGCAAAGGCTCTCGGACATCTCTACTGCTGAGTCGGGATGCTCAACGCTCCACTTTGCAATAGCCTCTAAACCTATGCGGGCTCTATAATGCCCCTCTTTAGGGTCGCCTTGGTACTCGTAGGCCAGGTCGATGAATCTCTGCCCGATGCTATGGAACGGCTCGGGCAGAGAGTTAAGAATGCCTGCGCTGTCCTGCTTCAGCTGTTCCAGATATTCAGCCTCAAAACTCATAACGCTTAAGCCTGTTTCGGATGTCTTTCTTGTAGGCAAACGGATGCTGCTCGCAGGCTGATCCAGTTATTTCCTGCTTGATCAGAGCCAGACGGACAAAGGTTCTGCGGGGTTTGCCTGGCCAAAGCCAGCCGTCGCTTAGGCTAAGACTGGCGCGGTGCACAGATGTCCCGGTATAGTAATCCCAATGCCCTACGCTGCCTTGGCAAAACTCCTTGCCGTCGCCCTTTCCAGAGTACCAAAGATCTTCCAAATACCAATTCACGTTATGAACTCTGGGGTCTAAGTCTTCCGGATAGTCAAACCGTCCTACCCAGAACTCTGTCGGCTCCCGGTTGCACCACGTAAACATAAGGTCTACGTCCTGCGGATGGTTGACTGAATAGCCATCCCGGTGCCACTGCGATGCGCTTTCACTGTAGATGTCGCCGTGCCTAACCGTCAGGTACAGGTGGTGCTCATCCCATGCGTGACCTATGCCTATCGATTTAAGGTAAGCTTTAAGATACTTCAGATGAGGAGCCAGCCACCGACATCGGTGCGGTAGCTTTATGTAGTTCCTACCCTTGAAGAGGTTGCTATCTGAATCCTTCGGCCATTTTATCAGCAGGCTTTGTATGTACTGGTGGTCGTAAGGTATGTGAACCTTTGGGATCGCCAGTCCTCTCAGGGACACCGGAGGGTGGGAGATGTGGCTGTCCACTTTACTAGGCTGGGGCATATCATACTCCTTTGAACTGGACGAATGGATATCTTTCTCGTAGTTGCGCCTCCACGTCCTCGCGTGACCCTCTCAGGTAGTCGATGAACAGAGTACGGTCAGAGCTAACAGAGATGACTTCCTCGTCCTTAACCCCGTAGCCCATGGCTTTCAGCTCGCTGGTAACGAGGACGGCGTGTGCCACATAAAGCGGCCCGCCGTCCATGCTGTTACCCCAGTAAGCTCCTCCACGATCATAGCCTTTTTTGTTCAGCTGGACCTCCCGCAGATTCGCTCGCCACACACAAGCTTTTAGGGCCATATCGAGAGGGCCTGTAAGCCTCACCTTCCTGCCGGAAGGGACGCCATGAAGCTCCGGGGTGTTGCAGATCAACTTGTCGAAGGGGAGGGCTTTATCAGTGGTGAGGGTTTTGATTGTTTTCATCTCAGCCTCCGAACTCAGACATGTAATCCTCGACCATAACTGCGCCCTCGGGCAAGTCTTGAACCAAGCGGCCGCTGGCGATTGACTCTTCAGCCAGCTCTCGACTGACGTTAAAATGCTCTCCGTCTACCGTAAATCCGTGGGTGTACAGGATATCCGCCAGTTGCTGCTTGTCTTTCCTACTCAGGCTACGTGCCTGGGTCGGGATGGCTACTTGAGTTGGCCCAGGGATCAGCAGGTAACGTGTCTTGCTTGATTTCATTTTGCCTCCAGAATTGCTTCAGTTAGTTTAGTTACACAGTCAGGGCAGGTGTTGACTTGGTTGCTTAGATCGGTGTCCACCTTGACTATTACATCATTC